GATACCAGCAGACCAAGCCAATACCCTATTAGAGTTATATAGACCCCAGATAGAGGATGATACAAGAAGGATCAAGGAAGCAAAGGAACAAGAAATACAAGAACAAAGAGAACAGGGAACACTATACTGTAATAAGGGTAAGACAGGGCACCCAACACTATATAAGCCTTGGATGTGCATACATGTAATCCAATCAATGTCAGTAGGCAAGGGGATAGGGGAGGCATGTATAGAAATGGGGTTGTTAAAGATGACGGCATTAAATATATCAGAGAGGGAACCAAACTTCTTTTATGCTTTAAATATCGGCATGGCATTAAGCAACCATTGGTGGAAACAACAGGGCAGGCTAAACATACATAATAAGGAGTTTAACAGCACCTTATATATGATGAATATGCAGAATAGGTTTGGGTGGTCCAGGAAGGTAGAGGGTAGTATTAAGCAGGAAACCATATCAAGAACAGAACATACTGAACGCAGGGAGCTAGTAGTCAAGAATGGAAACACAAGTAATGAACATACAGCCGAAGTCATCAGAATATTATCAGAAGCTGGTTATTTCCAATCCGAACCTAAGCAAATTACTGACGCCGAAGCTGAATAAGTATATACCTCATACCCCAACAGTTAAACAGACAGCCTTCCTTCTGTTGATGTGTAGGGATGCCTTTTATGGGGGTCCTTTAACTTTGGATAGTAAGGTGCTGACCCCTGATGGTTTCCGCCTAATGAGAGATATAGGGGTAGGGAATAAAGTTATTACCCCTAAAGGCAAAATAGTAAAAGTTACGGATATTCCATTTGAAGGAATAGAAGATACATATAGGGTCACTTTCACAGATGATTCTTATGTTGATGTAAGCGAAGGGCATAAATGGCGTGTATCAACTGGGGATTGGAGAAAGACACAATCCCCATGGAGAGATAAAAGAACGATTGAATTACTACAGAACTATAAGCTTAATAGAAATAGATTTAGGTATAAGGTTCCATTAGTATCGAATGATATAAGTTTATCAGAGAAACAACATATAATATATCCTTATGTGTTGGGGGTGCTTATAGGAGACGGGACTATAACTAAAAAGAACCCGATAAAAATAACTAATGCAAAACAAGGTATTTATGATCGGATATCAAACGAATTAGTAGACGGATATCATTTATCTACTCCTTACGGTAGATTAAAAAATAACTATAATATCTCAAGGCCTGGTTATGGATATGGTCACAGCCCTAATCTGTATGCAGAGGAATTAAAAAGATTAGGGCTGTTAGGTAAAACCGCTGCATTTAAATTTATTCCAGATGAATATTTAAATGACTCAAGAGAAAATAGGTTAAATCTACTAAAGGGGCTGATGGATACGGATGGACATGCTAGGGTAAAAGACAAATACACAGAATATGGATATGCTACTATTTCAGATAAATTAAAAGACGGTATTATTTATTTAGTCCAGTCTTTAGGTGGGTTGGCAACAAGTACAAAGGAAGACGACTATTGCCACCGTGTTTATATAAGGATAAACGAAGATATTTGTGATGTAAAATCAAACTTTAAGGAAGGAAAAGAAATAAGTAGGATGATCACCGATATTAAACCTATTGGCAAAAAGAGAGTCAAATGCATAACCATTGATGATACAGACCATTTGTTTATCACTAACGACTTCATAGTTACAAAGAATTCAGCCGGTGGAGGTAAGTCAGATGCACTATTAATGGCTGCATTACAGTTTGTTGATGTGCCTGGATATAATGCAGTCCTTATAAGAGATACATTTGCGAATCTAAATAAACCAGAGGGATTAATACCAAGATCGTTTGAATGGTTAGGTAATACAGACGCAGAATGGTTCGATAATGTAAAGAGGGGTAGAGGGTGGTCTTTCCCAACAAGCGATCCAGAGAAGCCTGCAACGCTCTCATTTGGCTATATGGATGGACCAAGAGATCATTTTAATTTTCAGGGGCCTGCTTATCAGTATGTTGGATATGATGAGGTCGTAAATATAAGAGAGCATCAGGCCTTGTATCTATTTACAAGGCTAAGGCGATTAGTAGGCCAAGATGTTCCAATAAGGTTTAGGTCTGCATCTAATCCACCATCAAGGGAACAGTTAGCCAGGGGACAATGGGTCAAGGATAGATATGTAAAATGGACGATAACCCTTTCCTTGATACAGAAGAATATAAGATTACATTAGCTGAAGCCGGACTTGACCCAGTGACAAGGAAACAGCTTGAAGATGGTGATTGGAATATCAGGGCAGAAGGAAGGATGTTTAAAAGGCATTGGTTTCCAATTGTTGATGAAGCCCCAGTAGATATAAAATGGGTAAGATATTGGGACATGGCTGCAACAGAAGAGAAACCAGAAATAGGGGAGAGTGGCCAACCATGCTACACAGTGGGTTGTAAGATCGGAATGACCCCTGACGGCCTTTTCTTTATTAAAAGCATAGTCAGGGGTAGGTTAAGCCCAGGTAAGGTCGAGAGGTTGGTTAGACAGACCGCAGATGTAGATGGGGCAAGGGTAGTTGTATGGATGGAGCAGGAGCCAGGCAGTTCAGGAAAAGCAACAATATCTCACTATAGAAGAAATATACTAAGAGGGTTTGAGTTTAGGGCTGATCCAGTAAGCCGGTCCAAAGTAGCAAGGTGGGGCCCATTTGCAAGCCAGGCTGAAGCAGGGAATGTAATTTTGGTTAGAGGTCATTGGAACGAGGATTTCTTGGATGAGATAGAATTGGCACCAGACGGTAAATACAAGGATCAGGTTGATGCAGCATCAGGTGGATGTACAAAACTCCATGGGGTTGATGGTGGGGCAACAGTAAGGATTGCAAGAATAAGGAGGGGGTAATGCTAGGTTTTCTTTTTGATATCAAGAAATCGTTTAAGGGTGGATGGACTAAGACAGATACAGATGGAGATAAATATTCTCCGTTTTTATATATCGGTAAGGTTGAGAAGCAAGACGGATCATGGGCTTATGTTGTGATAGTTGGTCCTTATTATTTGATAGGTAACAGGCGGCAGGGGAAGGATTGAAATAACAACAACATTGAATGAAGGGAGAAACAAATGGCGTACAATTCAAAAAGAGATACATTATCTCATATCTTGGCGGTAAAGAACCTGCTTAAGATAGTAGCAAAGCGATTAAAGATCAGGGGGAAACAACATGATAAATCCAAACTTTACCCTCCAGAGAAAGAGATACTCGATCAACACTCAGCAAAGAAAGGGATATTTGGTAGCAACGAATATAAACAAGGCCTTGTACGTATGGAAATTGCTTTAGGTCATCATTATGTCCATAACAGTCATCATCCTGAATGTCATCCAAACAGTATAGATGGCATGAGCCTTATTGATCTTACAGAAATGCTTTGCGACTGGGTTGCAGCATCAAGAAGAGATGAGGGAGATATATTCGGATCAATAGAGATTAATCAGGAAAGATTCAAATACACGGATGAGCTTAAATCCATACTAAGACATACAGCGGCTGCAATACTGGCAGAGGAGGACTAAACCAATGATAAAGATATTTTTTGATACAGAGTTCACAGGGCTACACAAGAAAACATCCTTGATCAGTATCGGCCTTATATCTGAAAACGGATACCAATTCTACGCAGAGTTCAAAGACTACGACAGGGATCAGATAGATAGCTGGTTAGAAAAGAATGTAATAGCCAACACAAAGTTCCTAAAGGACTACAGGCCCGTAACAGTAAACATGAGCGATAAATTAATAGAGATATATGACACCAAGGCAAACATAAAGGATGCGCTGGAAGCCTGGTTAAGAGGATTTGGTGTACCCCTTGAGATGTGGAGCGATTGCCTGGCATACGACTGGGTGTTGTTCAATGATATATTCGGTACTGCCTTTGATATTCCAGAAAACGTAAACTACATTCCGTTTGATATCTGCACCATGTTTAAACTGAAAGACATTGATCCAGACATACACAGAGAGAGCTTTGTAGCAGGAAGGAAGATAGATGATCCAAAGGGCAAGCACAATGCTTTGGCGGATGCTAGGATAATAATGGAGTGCCACAAGAAGTTGACTAAGGTAACGGAGGTTACCCAATGAGACATGCAATCCTTGAAATAACAGATAGTGTGATAGCAGATATATATAAACTCCTTAAACCAGACGATCAATCATGGCGGGTTAAGGTAATAGAGAACGCATTGCCTGCAGACACAAAAGCAATAAAGACGGTTATGATGTCTGATAGCTGGCAGGGTACGGTAGGCATTGTCATCGAAAGCAAAGAGTTTGATGATATAGATCCAGGGGACGCACTGCCTATATTGCCTCCTCCTGTAATGACAAAGGAATATCCAGAAGATAAGCCTGATTGTGTTTGGGTGGTTGGTAAATTCATAAGTTACAAAGAAGGTTGTGGTGTTGTATGGGATTTCCAGGGTGTGTTTGAGACAGAGGAAGAGGCAAATTCAAAGTGTATTAAAAGGAATTATTTTGTTGGGCCCGTAGAGGTGGGAGTGAGCCTACCTGATGAACAGAAGACATGGCCTGGTTGTTATTATCCAAGACTAGAGGAGAAAGACGATGAATGAAATATTAGAAGGATGTATGGTTGCAGCAATATTTTTGGTTGTGTGTGCATTTATAACATGGTTGATCGTACCTAAAGGAAAGATGGGTTTGCCGTCAGTAGGTAAAGGTCCACCTATGCCAACACCTAAATGTAAACTACCAAAATTATGGGGAGAAACTCCACAAAACCCATTGGAACCAAATCCAATACTTTTACAGAAGACAGATCAAGAACAAAGATTTGATGTTGTGTTCGATAACCTAAAAGAATTAACCGTAGATACATATGTAAGATGGGATGAATTATCAATCTTTTTACAGAGGAGGCATTTAGATCAGATTCAGATTGTATGTGAGGAATTACAGGAGCTATTACCAAAGGAGGATGAACCAATTATAGATCCAAAGTTGGTAATACATTCAGACCCAGTAATGATTAGAGAAGATAAAGATAAACCACAAACCAGAGGAGAAGAGAATGCATAAGATAATAACGCTGATTGTAATCGCTGTATGGCTAACAGGTTGTTCTATGTTCCAGACCAATGAACCATCTATATGTGAAAGGATACCAGAGGGAGAGACATCAATCATTTGCGAAGCTTCCAATAAGCTTGGTACAACTCCAGAAGAGACAGCTAGCCTGCTTAAGGTGGCTAATGCAGGCGTTATCATAGCAGATAAGATAAATGCCAAAGAAGTACTAATATTTATCATGGATGCTAAACAGACATTGTATCACCTATCAGACGAAGGATTAACTCTTGAAGAGGATCTTTCTTATGTGGCCTGGGAATATGGAATGCTTACCCCTGAATCACAGCTATTGATATCTCTGCTTAATCCATTTGCGGGCGTAGAGTTTGAGGGACCGGAATATCTTTCTGACTTCGATATATATCTTTTACAGTGTCATTTGGATGAACAGGCTCATATGGTCGAGAGCTTAATGATCCTTGGAGAATAATTATTACGGGAGGGTGTGTCATGGCAATAGCAGGAGCTGAAGGTGTAATCAGACATATAAGTTATAAAGCAGGGTTTAAATACCAATTAACAGAGACATATGTAATTCAGACCCAAATACGGCCCACAGTAGACATTAATACTGAATATATAGATATGTCTACGTCTGGTCTACTTATCATAAGGAAGGGCTATGCATGGGACGGGACAAGCGGACCAACAAGAGATGGTAAAACTAATCAAAGAGGATCTCTTGTCCATGACGCACTTTACCAATTATTCAGAGAGGGTTTATTATCCAGAATATGGTGGAGGGAGTCGGCAGATCAATTATTTATAAAGATATGTAAAGAAGATAAGATGTGTTGGGTAAGAAGGAAGGTTGATTACATCGGTCTAAGATTATTCGCAAAAGGGGCAACTAAACACAAGGCAATGAAAGAAGTAATGATAGCGCCTTAATATTAATATCGAATTTTATCAGGAGGGTTAGAGGATGTCAAAGAAGGTATTTATTGGAGTTGGGGCTATTGTTGGGGTTATTGCTTTGTGTATTTGTGCATGGGCATGGAACGTAAACGATTATATGCCAAGAGGACCATGGATTATAAATGAAAACTCAGAAAAGGTAAGTGGATACAATCTTGATGGCAGTACAAAATCTACCGAAGTTTTAAGCTCAGACATGGAAGCAGGAGGCATAACTGCGGTTGGAATTGTAGCAGTAGAGGTAACATTTGCGGGCTCAACAAAAACAATCATGATTACTGCAGATAGCGCAAATACAGATATGGTATATGTCGGAGAATCGAATGTAACAACAGCAGGAGCAAATGCAATGGCGGTCCTTGATGCGTCAGATATATTTACTATTGATTATGATGATTCCAGTAATGCTTTGTATGTTGTTGGGGGTGCTGCTTCACAAAACTTTTGGAAAGGGGCTCTACTTC